GCAAGGCTCATACGACCGCGAAACTCAGAAAGGGGGGGGAATGCCCGGAGGCAGACCACCAAAGCCGACTAAATTGAAAATTCTGGAGGGCAACCCGGGCAAGCGTCCGCTCAATGTGAGTGAGCCGCAGTTTGATGCCGATAGTGGGTATTGTCCGAGATGGCTATCCGATGAGGCCCGCCGCGAATGGCGACGCGTGGTGCCTGCGCTGGCTGCGTGCGGTCTATTGACAGTGGTCGATCGGGCAGCGGTGGAGGCCTACTGCGTGGTCTATGCGCGCTGGCGAAAGGCCGAGAAGGCATTGGTAGACCACGGCAGTCTCACATTTGAGACTGCGACAGGCTATGTGCAGCAGCGGCCAGAGGTCGGGATCGCCAACAAGGCCATGGAGGTCATGAAGGCGTTCATGATTCAATTCGGCATGACGCCCAGCTCGCGGACGCGCGTGTCGGTGCCTGCCAGGGAAGAAAAAAGCGACTATGCCGAATACATGGCCAAGCGGGATATCGTCAAGGCAATGATAGATGGGTGAGCTCCATCCAGTTGTGGCCTATACGCGCGGCGTGATAGATGGCAGCGTGCCGGCTTGCAAGCTCATTCACTCTGCGGTCGAAAGACATTTGGATGATCTAGAGCACGCATCCGAGCGAGGATTACATTTTGATCGAGCTGCGGCTGAGCATACGCTGCGCTTTTTTGGGTTTTTGCGCCATTCCAAAGGTGAATGGGCTGGCCAGCCGTTTCTCTTGGAGCCCTGGCAGCAGCTCATTATCTGGGTGCTATTCGGATGGATGCGCCGGGATGGCACGCGGCGCTATCGAATAGCCTACATCGAGGTGCCACGCAAGAACGGTAAAACGACCCTGATAGCAGGGCTCGGGCTCTATCTCATGGAAGCCGATGGGGAGCCAGGAGCCGAGATCTATAGCGCAGCCACCAAGCGCGACCAGGCGCTCTTGGCCCACAGCGAGGCCACTCGGATGGTCAGGCAAGCCCCTGCGCTGTGCAGTAGGGTGCGAATATTCCGCAACAACTTGCACAATCCGACAACAGCCAGCAAGTATGAGCCATTGGGTGCCGATAGCGACGGCATGGACGGTCTGAACGTACACGGCGGATTGATCGATGAGCTGCACAGGCACAAGTCGCGCCAGGTGGTGGATGTGCTCACTACCGCCACCGGTGCACGTCGGCAGCCGCTGATCGTCGAGATCACGACTGCAGGCAGCGATCAGTCCAGCATCTGCTTTGAGCATCACGAATACACGCGGCGTGTGCTAGAGCGCACGATCGAGGACGATAGTTGGTTCGGTTTTATCGCCTCCCTGGATGAAGGGGATGACTGGACTGATGAGTCCGTTTGGTACAAGGCCAACCCCAACTTGGGCGTATCGGTCAAGATCGACAATCTCCGTGAAGATTGCTTGCGGGCGCAGCGATTGCCAGCGGCGCAGAACACATTTCGGCGGATGCACTTGAACCAATGGACGCAACAATCGGAACGCTGGATTGATTTGGATCTGTGGGACGAGAATGCGGGACACCCGGACCCGGAGCTACTGGCAGGGCGCGAATGCTTTGGCGGCCTAGACCTCTCGGCGGTGTCTGACTTGACCGCCTGGGTGCTGGTCTTTCCGCAGGCCGACGATCCTGACAATGTGGACATTATCGCGCGGTTCTGGTGCCCGGCGGCACGCCTGGTCGACGAGACTAACCGCTATTTGGACCAGTACCGCGCCTGGGCCACTGGGGGTTGGCTGACCGCGACGGAGGGCGATGCCATTGACTATGGCGTCATCCGGCAAGCCGTGCTGGATGACGCTCAGCGCTACAATCTGCGCTCCATGAACGTAGACCGTCTATTCCAGGGCTATCAGCTCAGCCAGGAGCTGGCTGACGAGGGCCTCGAGGTGTTCGGCATGGGGCAGGGCTTTTTGTCAATGGCCGCCCCGATGAAGGAATTTGAGCGACGCTTGCTTGAGAAAAAACTGCATCACGGCGGGAATCCAGTGCTGCGCTTCATGGCCGACTCGGTGGTGGTCAAGATGGACGCTGCAGGCAACCTCAAACCCGATAAGGCTAAAAGCCAGGTGCGCATCGACGGCATTGTGGGCCTGGTGATGGCGCTGGATCGCGCCATGCGCAAGGAGCCAAGGAAACGGAGCGTTTATGAGGATCGCGGATTGGAGACGGCATAAATGGGGCTTCTTACTCGCTATCCTTGCCTGCGGCAAGTGATTGTCAACTGTAAGACAGCGACTGTGTTCCGTGGAGTGCTTTGGCGGCGGCGTGGCGGCTATCTGGTGCTGCGCAATGCAAGCCTCTTGCGCCCCAAGGCCGCCCCTGTCCCGATGGACGGCGAGGTCGTGATCGAGAGGGCAAACGTGGACTTTGTACAGGTACTAGGCTAATGATCGTCGAGAGTCTGGGATCGCTAACCGCGCTCAATGGTGGCTGGTCGCCACTAGCCACCTATGGCAACGTGCGCCTCTACGGCAACCATACCTATAGCTATGCCCAGCTCTACCGCCTGCAGCCCAACGTCCGCACCTGCGTCGATTTCCTGGCGCGCAACGTGGCTCAGCTTGGCCTCCATGTCTACCGCCGAGTGAGCGAGACCGACCGCCAGCGCCTGCGTGATCATCCCCTCGCGCGGGTGCTGGGGCGGCCCAATCCCTGGACCACCACCTATCGCCTGGTCACGGGCTTGATGAGCGATTTGGGCATCTATTTCAACGCCTACTGGTGGAAGCTCCAGGACACGAACGGCAAGCTAGCCCTGCTGCGCGTCCCCCCTCAATTGGTGACAGTCAAAGGTGGCCTGATGCCCACCCGCTACGATATCACCTTGGGGGGGCGGGCTCGCGGAGTTCCGCCTGAGCAGATTGTGCATTTTCGCGGGTTCAACCCCAACAGCGCCACTGGGGGGCTGTCCCCCCTGGAAACGTTGCGCCGGGTACTGGCCGAAGAGCAGGCCATGGGCGCCTACCGAGAGGGCTTTTGGGCCAACGCTGCGCGTATGGGTGGCATTCTCGAGCGCCCGGCCGACGCTCCCGACTGGTCTGCCACGGCTCGCGAGCGTTTCAAGGCCGAATTTGAGGATCTCTACTCGGGAGAGGACAACAGCGGGCGGACTGCTATTCTGGAAGAGGGTATGACCTGGAAACAGGCGACGTTCAACGCTCAGCAAAGCGAGTACCTTGGTGGTCGCAAGCTCACCCGCGAGGAATGCGCCCGCGCTTACCATATCCCGCTGCCGATGATTGGCATACTCGATCATGCGACATTCTCCAATATCAAGGAGCAGCACAAAAACCTATATCAGGATTGCCTGGGCCCCTGGCTGACCATGATCCCGCAGGAGATCGATCTGCAACTGCTGCCCAACATGCCCGACAGCGAAGGTGCCTATTGCGAGTTCAACATCGCCGCCAAGCTGGCGGGATCATTCGAGGAACAGACCAAGGCATTGCAGGCGTCGGTAGGGCGCTCCTGGATGACACCCGATGAGGCGCGCGCTCGCATGAACCTGCCCAGTATGGGCGGCGACGCGGCCGAGCTGGGTACGCCGCTCAATGTGCTGATCGGCGGCCAGGCAGGCCCCACCGACAGCGATGACGACGGCTTCCCCAAGGCGCTGCCCGATGCCAAGGCCAAAGGTCGTGGCAAGATCGACCCTACGCTGCCCGATTTACGCGCTCGCCATGTCGAAAAGTGGCAGCAGGTGCTAGTGCACACATTCAACCGCCAGCGCGATACTGTGATGAGCAAGGTGCCTAAAAAGGCGCAGATGCCCTTGGTTGTCGAGGAACTGTGGGACGCCAAACGCTGGAATCGCGAACTGCAGGCCGACTATTACCGCCTCAATTATGCCACCGCCAGCGTCTGGGCGCTCTATATGGCGGACGAGCTGGGAAACGAATTTGACGCCGCAATCATGGACGCCTGGTTGCTGGAGAATGCGCGCATCTCCGCCGAGGAAATCAACGGCAAGACGCGCGACGCCATTGCCCTGGCCCTGAGCGCCGAACTAGTCCGCGAGACAATTGCCCACGTCTTTGAGGTGGCCCTCTCGCAGCGCGCGCCCGAGCTGGCTGTCCGTGCCGTGACCACCGCCAGCGTGTTTGGTTCGCAGGCAAGCGCGCGCCAGGGCGGCCTCAAGACCAAGACCTGGCAGGTCAACAGCAAAAACCCCAGGCCCACACATGCGGCCATGAACGGGGAGACCGTGGGGATCAATGAGTTATTCAGCATTGGCATGATGTGGCCGGGAGATCCGGCGGGCGGCGCCGACAATAACGCCAATTGCAACTGTAGCGTGACCTTCGGGAGGTAACGATGCTCTACAAATCGTTCAGCGTGACCAATTTCAAGGCCCTCGACGAGCAGCAAGGCATCTTTGAGGCGCTGGTGGCGGTGTTCAATAATATCGACCGGGTAGGTGATCGCATCCTGCCGGGCGCGTTCAAAGCCAGTTTGGAGACTTGGGGGGAAAAAGGGCGGCCCATCCCGGTGATCTTTGCTCACGAATGGGATAATCTCGATGCCCATATCGGGGAGGTGCTGGAGGCCAAGGAAGTCGACGAGGGGCTCTATATCAAAGCACAGCTCGAGATGGATGAAGAGTTTGCTCAGCGGGTCTACAAAAAGATGGTCAAGGGGACCCTTGCCGAGTTTTCCTTTGCCTACGATGTGGTTGACAGCGTCCTAGTTGACCAAGGTGACGAGGCAGATCGGCGCTATATCACTGATCTAAAGGTGATGGATTTGCTAGAGGTTGGTCCTTGCCTGGTGGGCATGAATCCGGCAACTGAATTGATCGCCGTCAAAGACGCGTTGGCAGCGCTCAAGGCGGGCGCGCCGGATGGCGACACGATCCAGCAGATACACGATCTAACAGTCTCTCTCGGCGCCAAGTGCGTCGAGCCTGACGATAGCGGGGAGGGCGACGACGAAGGCAAGACCGGCGACATTGCCGGTAAGTCGAGCGGACCGACGCCCAAGAGCCTCGCAGCACGTATTGCGGCGGAATTGATCGAAACAGGTACTGCATTGATATAAGGAGCAACATGAAAGAGCTAAAAGAGAAACTCAAAGGCGCGTTGCTGGCGTCGCGAGCCATCTGCGACGAGGTAGACAAGGCCGGGCGCGATTTCACGCCCGAGGAACGCGAAAAGGTCGCCGGTCATCTGGATGAGGCTGGCAAGCTCAAGGAGCAGATCAAGCAAAAAGATGCTGACACCAATCTGCGGGCTACCGTGGCCGCGCTGGGCGCGGGCATCGACCTGTCCGACGGGCGCCAGGACAACGGGGACACGGGCGTCCCTCCCGCTGTCAAGGGCACCATGGGCCAGCGGTTTGTCGAATCTCCGGCCATCAAAGCTTGGATGGCCAGCTTTCCGAATGGTGAAATCCCTGCGAGCGTCAAGGGCGTGCAGTCGCCGGTCGTTGCGTTCAGGAATTTCTTTGCGCGCAAGGAGCTGATCGTCGGCGACAGCGATACCTCGGCCGGGGCCTTTGTAGAGACGGATTATACCCGCATCTATGAGGCCTTGGGGCGGATGCCGCTGGTGCTGCGCAACCTGATCGCCACGCGCCAGACCACGAGCGACCTGGTAGAGTTTGTGCGCCAGACGGTGCAGGTCACTCAGGCGGCCGCAGTGCCCGAAGCCAACGTGACCGACTATGAGGGCGCCACTGGCGAGGTCAGCGGCGAAAAGCCCGAGGGCACCTCGAACTGGGAAAAGGTCCAGGCGGCCGTCAAGACTATTGCCGTATGGATCCCAGCCACCAAGCGGGCGTTATCCGACGCCTCGCAGCTCCGGGGCCTGATCGACCAGGAACTGACCGACGATCTCAATGAGGAGCTCGAGGATCAGATCGTCAACGGTGATGGCATAGGGGAGAACTTTACCGGCGTGCTCAACACGGCCGGAATTCTCGCTCAGGCCTGGAACACCGACATCATCACCACCACGCGCCAGGCGCTTACCACGTTGCGCACTACCGGACGAGCGCGGCCGACGGCCTGGCTGCTGAATCCCACGGACATGGAGACCCTTGACTTGCTCCAGGATGCGGATGGCCGCTACTACTGGGGTGGGCCAATGCGCGAGGGGCCTCGCACGCTTTGGGGTATCCCCATCGTCGAGAGCGAGACCCAGACCGCCGGAACCTCCATCCTGGGTGACTGGAAAAAGGCGGTGCTCTGGGACCGCGAGCGCGCCACTCTCTCGGTGAGCGACAGTCACAACGACTTCTTTATCCGCAACATGGTCGCGATCCTGGCCGAGCTGCGCGCTGCTTTCGGACTGATCCGGCCCAGCGCGTTCATCGAGGTCGAAATGGAGAGCGGTAGCTAAACGGAGGTATGCTCAATGGTGCTGCGAGTCAACGTTGTCTGTAGGAACTTTAAGGACGATCGGATCATCGCCAGGATGGCGCGCGCCTTGCGTGACCGGCTGGGGTGGTCCTTGACGGCCGCAGCGCCATCGAGCGACTGTGATGTGCTCTATCTATCGGCTTATTTCGAGGGCCAGCGGCTAAAGCCCTGGCCCGACATCCCCGTCGCGGCCTACTTTACCCATCGCGAGGAGGACCCGCCGGGCAACTCCAAGGCGGAGCTCTACGATGCCATGGCCGCGCGGGTCAATTTGCGAGTGGCCACTTGTCGGCTCTATGCGGATCCGCTATCAGAGTACGGGCCCACTGCGCAATGCGCGGCCCCGCTGGAGCGAGATCGTTTTGTGCTGGGATCGGTTCATCGGCGTAAGACGCCGGTGATCGGCTTTTCCGGCTACACCTACCGCAACCATCGCAAGGGGGAGGATCTGGCCAAGGGTGTCGTAGCCTCTGCAATCGGCCAACGCGTCAAATGGCGCGCCAGCGGACGCGGCTGGCCAGTACCGACAAAGCGCTATGCCTGGGCCGAGATGCCCGCCTTTATGCAGAGCTTGGACGTCTTGGTCATCCCCAGTCGCGTGGAGGGCATCCCGATGCCGCCCCTCGAGGCCCTGGCCTGTGGGGTGCCGGTGGTGATCCCGCGCGGCGTCGGGTTGCACGACGAGCTGCCAGACATAGCGGGCATCTATCGCTATGAGCGGGGCGATCTGGACAGCCTACTCACGGCGCTCGAGCTGGCCGCTTTTCCTACGGCCAAGATTGACCGCAAGACCTTGCGAGCGGCCACCGCGCCCTACTCGATCGAGGCCTGGGCACGAGACAATGAGGTCGCGGTAACGGAATTGATCGATGGTAACGATAGCGCCGGTATTCTGCAGGACGTGCCGGAGACGCCCGATGAAGGGGCAGCGCCGATCACCATTCCGGCAGAACTGGCAGAGCCGACGGATCAGGGCACCGAAAAGACGCGGGGCATCTATTGCGTCGCCTTTGGGGAGCCGGCGCGCGAGTCCTGCCTGCGTCTGCTGACCAGCGCGAAAAAGTACATGCCCGATATCCCCATTGCGTTGTGCGCCGGCCGAAAGATCGGGCCGGAGGACGTGCTCATTGTCCAGCCTGATAGCGATATCGGCGGGAGGCGCGCCAAACTCAAAGCCTACGCCCTTGCTCCCGGCGAATGGCAATCGGTACTATATCTGGATGCTGATACCGAGGTTGTGGCCCCAATCTATCGCTATTTCGAGTGGATCGAGGATGGCTGGGAGTTTGTCATCTGCAAAGACCCTCATCTGAGGGACACAATGCACGCTTTCGAGCGGCGCAACAACAAAGTGGAGCTGGAAGAGTTGGAGAAGAGCCTCCGCACGCTGAATGCTCTGCAATTGAACGGCGGTGTGTGGGCCTTTGGGCGGAATGATCGGATTGCTCGCTTTTTCCAGCGCTGGCTGGCCGAGTGGGAGCGCTATGCACAGCGTGACCAGGGAGCTTTGATCCGGGCGCTGTATGCCGACCCACTCAAAACTCTGGTGCTAG